TTGGGTGGGAAACCAGATTTTGTGATCTATCAGAAGATCAGGTTCATACGCTCATATTCGGATTACAAGAGGCAATAAAACTATCAGCGGAGATTGACATTGGGAAGCTCGAAGAAAATTACTTTAAGTCAACGGGCGCTTGGCCCCATACAAGCATCCCATTCTGATCCAGTAATTGAAGCGATAGCAGAAGCCGTAGATCAAGGAATTGTTCGGGTTAATGAGCGAAGAGAACGGCGGAAGTACCTGGGAGCGTCAAGTATTGGCGATGAGTGTAGCCGTAAGATACAGTATCGCTACCTAAATTATCCTCAAGATGAGAACTCTGGCTTCAGCGCACAGACGCTGCGCATCTTTGAGTTCGGTCATGGGATTGAGGATTATGCAGCCAAATGGATAAAAGATGCAGGCTTTGATCTCAGGACAGAAGATAAGATGGGAGAACAGTTTGGGTTTTCAATTGCTGATGATGAAATCAAAGGTCACATAGATGGTGTGATCTGTGACGGTCCTGTTGACATGTGTTACCCCTCATTGTGGGAGAACAAGTCAGCAAAAGACAACAAATGGAAAGCCTTTCAGCGCATGGGCGTGGCAAAGGCAAACCCAACATATGCAACGCAGATCGCTCTGTATCAGGCTTATATGGAGTTAACAGAATGCCCCGCGTTGTTCACAGTCGTAAACAAAAATACGTCTGAAATATACTATGAGTTAGTGCCTTTTGATAAAGACTTGGCACAAGCAGCAAGTGATAAGGCAGTAAATATCTTGACTGCATCGAAAGCAGGTGACATTCTACCTCGCATAGCTCAAAGCAAAGATTTTTATCTTTGTAAGTTCTGTGAGTTTAGGGAGACTTGTTGGAAGGGTGAATAAAATTAGGGGTCAGCACCGTGTAAATGCTAACCCCCTGAAGTGGTAAATATGAGTATAAGGACAATATAATGTCATTGAGAGTAGTTGGCAATACAATATATGGGGGCAATCAAAAAGATTTAGTCGCTGAGATTACGGAGAAAGTTCCGTCATATGTACAGATTGAAGCACTAAAGAACGCCTACCCAAACGGAAGAGTTGTTCGGAATGAGTTCTATCTTGGCTCATTAGCAGGCGAAGCGGGGCAATCTCTTAAAATAAACATTGATCCGTCAAGCCCAAACTTCATGCGCGGCATGGATTTCAACAGTGGTGATGGGATCGGGGGCATATCCAAGATATTAATGGAGGCTTACAGGTGGAAAATCACCGATGTAGCCGAACATTTTGCTACATTCTTGGATCGACCCCAGGCAGAAGCGCCGATGAACCCAATTAACCCGAACAAGTTTAACGACAACCAAGGAGAACAACCCGAACAAGTTAAACAAAGACGGGTCATTGATAGTAATACACCGCACGATGGCGAATATTTCTACTTATCAATTGATGGAGAAGTTCTCGTAACAGTGCGAAGATACATAGAAAGAGATGCTGCAGGTGAAATTGTTCGGGATACGGACGGCAATGCGAAGAAGGAGTTTCGCCAGTTTCCCCGTTTGCCTGAAACCAGACCGCTTTATAACCTCCCTGACATTGCTCAATCAGATCGCGTGATATGGGTTGAAGGTGAAAAGTGCGCAGATGAGCTAACAAAACAAGGATACACAGCTACTTGCACTATCGGTGGCGCAGGGATGCTATCTCGTAACACAAAGGACAAGTTTGATTTCTCCCCATTGCAAGGCAAAGAACTAATAATCTGGCCTGACAATGACGATGCAGGTCGAAAACTATCCAGAATAGTTCAAGAACTAGCACAAAACGCGGGTGCAAAATCAATCACTATGCTTGTGCCACCGAAGGGTAAGCCCAAAAAGTGGGATGCTGCTGACGCAATTGAAGAGGGTTTTGACATATCAAGCTTTCTTAATGCGCCTGTGCATAAGGTAAAGAAGTCATTATCACTCAAGAATCAGAACTTACTTATCACTCAGCAATTTGTTGGGGTAGCCCCAGAGCAGAAGTTCTTGATTGGAGATACAATACCGCTTGGAGTGCCAGTGGTATTTGCAGCCGCAGGGGATAGCGGTAAGGGCATGATGACGCTTGATCTGGCAATGAAGGTGGCATCAGGCGATGGTATGCAAAACTCTTTCGGTGGTTTGGTTGCCAATCATGGCACATCAATTGTTTTATCAGCGGAGGATGACAAAGACGAGATTCACAGGAGGATCAGTAGACTCGATCCCCTGAACAAACGTTCGGGTTATGCGCATGATTGTATCATTGTGCCGCTGCCGAACGAAGGCGGTGTGTTTCCAATTATGATGAAAGTGGACAATACATACGCAACTTCTCCAGAGTTTGAAAAAATATACGAAGAAATGTTAGAGATAGAAGACCTAGCATTGATCGTTATTGATCCGATGGCATCATTTGTACACGCGGATGTAAACGCTGATCCCGCTGCTGGTGCAGCATTCATGGGCTTGTTGGCTCAAATATCTACAGAGACAGGCGCAACAGTCATGGTAAATCACCATATGGCGAAGGTAAGCGATAACGATTTCATTGATTCGCCAGAAAAAGCTCGTAACAAAATTAGAGGTACATCTGCGATTGTGGACGGTGTGAGGTGTGCGTTCTCTGTGTGGCAAGTGGATGAGCCTACGGCTAAGTCACGCTGTAAGGACTTACAAGTTCCATATACAAGAAACGCCGTGTTTGACGGTGCGGTGGTAAAAGCAAACGGCCCTGCAAATCGAGAGATAAGACACTTTATCCGTAATCCAGATACTGGCCTGTTAGAAGATAAGAGTATAGAGATACGAAATTTTGCTATGTCTCAAACTGTTCGAGAGAGAATAGAGTATGTCTTTAACTTTATCAGAGATCGTGAGTTAGCAGGTATTCCTGTTACTAAGGGTGGTATGCATGATGGTATTTTTGAAGCCATAAGAACAGCGCCAAATGATGATATCAATGCAGGCAACCTTAGAAATATAGGGGAAAGCACAATTAAAAAGGCGGTAACATCACTACAAAACGATGGACGTATTGATCAATTTAAGCGAAGCAGAAGTGGCCCTCGTAAGTGGCTTGGTGTTGTTGGAGGTCAATTAAATCAAGAAGAAGATATACTTGACTAGTATGGTATATTATGCTAACTTTAGCAATTATTCTAGAAAAGGAGAAATAAATGATTACAGTATTTGAGGATAGACAACCAACGCTTGAAGAAGCGCAAAAGATTGTCGGAGGTTATGTGGAGATGGTACGTTCTCCATCAGAACCCGATTGGCAAATCTTGGTAAACGAAGAAGGGCTGCTCGATGGTTTGCCGTTCAACAAAGAAGCCACAGAATTATGCGGGACAGGCATTGTCGGTCATGCGATTATTCTGAAAGGGGATGCTTTGTGGACGTAGAGATACAAGCAATAATAAAGCAGCTTAAAAGAAAAGCCCATGTTTTAATCCTTGATGGGGATAGCGTGGGCTTTTTTAGTGGGAAACAAAGAGGTGAAGAAATGTTCGCCTTATTAGAAATGTTGGAAAGAGCATTGGAAAAGAAAGATGCTTAGACATGTTGATTTATGTTCGGGTATTGGTGGCTTTGCGTTAGGTTTTCAGTGGGCAGAGCTAAGTAAACCAGTATTGTTTTGTGATATAGAACCCTGGAGCCGAAAGATATTAGCCAAGCATTGGCCTGATGTGCCAATTGCAGAGGACGTAAAGGAGTTAGCAAATGACCCAAATGGACTTATTCCAGACTGTGACATCCTCACAGCAGGATACCCCTGTCAGCCTTTCAGTGTTGCCGGGCAGCGAAGAGGCACAGAAGATGACAGACACATCTGGCCTTTCATTTTTACCATTATTAAAGCCAAGCGACCCTCTTTTTGCGTTTTCGAAAATGTTTTTGGGCATGTCTCTATGGGCCTCGACCAAGTGTTATCTGACTTGGAAGGGGAAAGCTACGCCACAAGGCCGTTCGTTGTTCCAGCTTGTGCCACGGACGCATTTCACAGAAGAGACAGACTCTGGATTATCTGTAGAAATGTGGGCGACACCAAACACGATGGATCACCTACCGCAAAGGTCACAGGAAGCATTGGAGAAACAAGCGAACACCACACGCAAGGGCAGAGCGAGGCCGAGCAATTTGAGGGAGCAAGTCAATCCAGAGACAGTGGAGGCTTGGGAGAAAGCACAAGAACCCAACATGTGGGCAACTCCGAGAGCAAGCGACATGAAAGAAGGACGGACTTTGAACGAGAAGGGGCAGAGGATAAGCAAAAGCAGCGACTTGGTGTTCGGAGCGAATCTAGCGGATCAAGTGAAGATGTGGCCTACGCCCAGAGCATGCACAGCAATGGCAGCGGAGAACATACACAACAGAGCGAAAGACAAGTTTCCGAACTTGGAGAGCGAAGTAGCGAGATCAATGTGGCCTACACCGACAGCGAGGGATCACAAGGACAGTGGCGAGAACATGAACCTATATCGAGACAGGAGACAGGACACGCAGCTAGCTATAGTGACAAAGAGATT